GCCGAAACACCCCTTGTTTTGTTATATTGATTAGTTTATTTTTTAGTGTATATTGAGTAAAGTACCCAAACAGCAACTAAACCAACTAAACCTTGAGCACTAAACCCAGCGATTATTGATTGTACATTTGCTATCACACTTATATCTGGCCAGAATGGTACATTTTGCCCACTAAATAAAACTTCAAGCACGATACCTAAAGCGATAAGTGAGACACCAACATCTGCTAATGCAGCTGCCCAGCCCTTTATTTTCGTAATAATTTCCATATAATTCTCCTCATATGATTTGATATCTCAAACTATACATGATATGATAGATATATTTATATTAGAAAGGGGTTAGGATAGAACATCCCAACCCCCATATAAAGAAACAGGTGGAGAGATTAATCATCATTCGCTAGTTTTGAGAAGTAATCTAGTGTTTCATCACCGTCATCATCTTCACTACTAGCAACCGAAGTATCTGCTGTTTCGTTTACAACTGGCTCACTAACTGTTGGTGATGTAGGTGGGTCCATAACATCTTCAGCTGTACCAGTATTTCTAACACCACTTAAAACTTTATCAAGTTTCGCTTTTAACTCATCATAAGATTTAAAGTTTTCAGGTGCAAGAAATGGTTTCAATGGATATTGTTTGTTCCATAATTCTTCTATAGCCTCATCATTATCTCTGATAGTAGATGGACTATCGAACTCTGATTTATCATAATTCCAGTAACCGTCAACTTTTCTGATCTTTAGTTTAAAGTTTGCACCTTCCCAAAAATCAAATGGGTTGATAGGTTTCTCATCTTCAAATTCAGGTTTCATCGCCTCAGTAATCTTATCAAATATCTTTTTACCGAACTTGAATAATTTTACTTGACCTTCATTCTCAGGATGTTTAGGATCACTAACGATTAGAACATTTGCAACATAAGATAATTTTCTTTTTCTTTTTCTTGCAATCTCTTTGTCAGCGTCAACACCAGAGTTCCAAAGTAAACTGTTTGATTCACTAACTGGATCTTTCTTGTTAAGTGTTGTTAAACTATTCTCAATATACCAGCCACCAGGACCTTGAAATGCATGAGACCATAGTCTTGCCCATGGTAAATCTTCATCTTTTACAGCAGGTAAAAAACGAAATACTGCATAACCATTACCTGATTTATCTAGTTCTGGTTTCCAGAATCTATCATCTTGATATGAGTTTGATTGTTTTTGAGGTTCAGCGACTTTGTTTAGTTCGCCTATAAGTGTGTCTAGATTAGACTTTGACCTTTTTAAGGCCGCAATACTTGTATTCATATATATTCTCCGTATGTTAATTGTATGTTATTATATGTGTCTGTATTAATCGACATTATTATTTATAATGCGAAATAGGTGGGACTATGGATTTACCCACAAGCGAGGACGCAGATACCATTCTGAAACCTCAACAACCCGTTTCATCTTGTCAGATATGTGATTCATAATTGGTAAGATTACAAACCTGGGTACAACCCCTAAACGGTCAAGTTCGACCCTCTGGTGAAAGCCTCTTCCTTGCACTATAAAAAGAAAGTAATTAGTTTTCTTTTGCATTATCTGTATTATAACACATTTGTTGACCCTTGTCAAGCTGTGCTACAAAATTTTTACAAACTTCTATCATAATCGGTAAACCATCACCATCGGTAAACTCTTTCCAAAGTGGACCGTCATGTGCTTCATGACCACAGTTTTGGCATACATTAGATATCATACTGGTTTTACCAATACTTTCGGTAATATATCACAATTATATGATAATGTTCTTCTCATTTGCTCTGTTTGTCTAAATGGATAAACAGCATGAACCAATGTATATGGGAATATAAAGAAGTCTCCTACTTCTGGACTTACTCTCATTTGAGACATTGATAACGAATGTTGATTACCACCAATAAATTCTAAATGACCATTTGCAGGTTCATGATTATTTGTGTATTCTTCGCCATATGTATCTGGTACTTTTAAAAATAAAACTGATGATAGACCAACTAAACTATTTTTGCTAGAATGAAAGTGAGCAGGATTATATTCGCCTGCATACATATCATTTACCCAAACATTGTCTAAAGATAATTGATGTGTATTTACTAATACTGAACCTGATCTTTTCATATACTCTTGAAAACACATCATGAAAGTACCTTTTATCTCATCATTTAAAATAGGATTAAGTAGTTTCTCTTTTTTAATTTTACCTGCAAGTTGAGGATTCCAATCAGGCATACTATCGCCTCTCTCATCAATTGCTTTGTTTACAGCCTCAACAAAATTTTCAGGCATTTTTAATTTAAGTATTATCTCACCTAATGTAAATACTGTTGTTTTTACTTGTTTATCATCTTTCGTATTTTGTTTTGTTTCTTCTACTTCTTGCTCTTCAATATTTACAACTTTTATTTCTTCGCCCATTATTTACTCCTTTTCATTTTATCTAGTATGGTTGCTCTAGTTTCTACAACACCAAGATGATGAAACCAACCTGTGATAATATATTTTTCATGTTGCGAAATAATACCTCTATGAGTGTGTGTAAAATCAGTAGGCCATAATAAAGTTAAACCTTTTTTTGCTTTTATTTTTAACTCTGGATAATATGCAAATTCTGTTCCTCCACCGTCAGGTACATCATTTAAATATGTCATGAAAACTAAGGCCCTTTGATTTATTTGATACTCGCCTCTTTCATTATGCCATCTTTTATATCCTTGACCAGGACCATAATGTTGTATATTAAAACCCTCTTGAATACATAACTCAGGATTAAAGTATTCATACTTTTGACTATATGCCTTTAGCCCAGCTGTAAGATAGTTCGTATAAATTTTAACAAGTTCATTGTTAGAACTCATATGAATATTAACATCAGTTGACGCTTTAGTTTCTACATCATGAGTGGTGTGTTCACTTTTATATTTGTACTCATGATTATTTTTATGATAATCAATAAGACCATTAAATAGTTTATCATTATCTATTTGAAAAGCTAGTATAAAATTTTCTTTATCCATTATATCTCCTTCATCTTATCTCTCAATGAGATTTTATACTTCGTAATATTGTATGACAAAAATGGTTTATATCTTTTCATTCTATCAAACATTTTAGGCCATAATACTTTCTCTTTAATATCTTTATTTAATCTTTTTGTAAATCTTAATATGTCATCTAATATTATTAGTGTTTCAAAATTTATCTTTTTTGCTAGAAACATTTTAATGATAGTAGGATGTTGACCATCTATTGATAAAAATAAATCATTAAATTTTATATCTTTTGTTATCATTCTTTCTATAATATAGTCAATATCTTTTTCATAATAATAATGTAATGATTCTATTTTTTTAGACCATTGTTTGTAATGTTCATCACCAGCTTTACCAATGATGTCACCAACCCATAAATTAGTATTAGAAACAAAATTGCTAAGGAAGTAATTAACAATAGACTTATTGTCGTAAGATTTACTAAGCCTATGAAAATAATACTTATCCCTTCTTTTAGTAAATGTCTCCAGTCTTGCAGTTGTTCTTCCGTTGTGTTTATGAAAGTCATAAGATTGGTTTTTACTTGTGAAGTGGAGCTTGATTGCCAGATAGATTTTATATACTTCAAAACCATTCACTTTATCCTGATAGAACTCCTACAATCCATAATGCTGCCATAATCGCAATACCTATTTCTGCACCTGTCATAATATATCTCCTTATATTGGTAGTTTTGCTGTTTTTTCTTTTAACATATTCAGACCTTGTGCCTCATATGCTATCTTTTCTTTTAAATTCTTGTTAATCATAGATTTTGTTGTTGATGGATCTATGTTATGTTTTTCACAATACAATACAACAGCGTCTATATAACTAATTCTTTTTGTCTTAACTATATCTTCTATTAGTAAAGCAAATTTATTAGGTGTAACAATCATTATACTTTATTATACTATGTTTTTTGTGATTTGTCAAGCTGAGGTACCAGTTTCTGTTGCAAGGTACTGGTAAACCCCTAACGACCTAGGCCGCTAATGCAAAGTTATTATAGTTTGCGTTTGTGTAAATTTTAAGTCTTTCGACTATCCTCTCCAATGCGATTTCTAGTCAACGGTCGAACCTATTTCGCCCCCATAATTTATGGTGGAGGCGTAGGGTACTGCCCCCTAGTCCCTATTGTTTACTCTCATCATTTTCACAGAGAATCTGTTAGTGGTATTCTACTACCATCATAATTAAAAAACTGCCAATCTAATCCATAACCTAATATGCAACTAACATTTTCACCGTTAGGTCCCATACCAGGCATTGTCATCATAAACGTGCCACTATTTCTTTCTAGATTATGACCAAAAGATAATATACCTATGAGTTCACCAAATGGTTGTCCACCTTTTCTAATCTGACCTATTGCAACTTGTTTTTCTCTCATCATTTTTTCAGCAGTATCTAATACAAATTCTGAGAGACCACAGTAAACAGGAATACTTTGTTCTACTAAACCTTCATACTTATACGAGGGATCAGGTACTTCTGCTTCAGGTGGTAATTGTGGTTTAACATCTTCGTTAGGTATTGAGTTAGCATGATTAAAAGTTAATGTCATGCTAAATATAAAAACTAATGTTATGAAAAGTGTTGGTAAATTGTCTAGTATTTTGTTTTTAATTTTCATTAAATGATTCATTGAACTCCTTAATTGCAGGACCTAATAAAGGCAGATAATCTTTTTTATTTTTTACGAATGATTGTATGGCACCATCTTCGGTCACTATGAGAATTACAACTTGTTCGATAGGCTCTTTAAAAGTTTCTTCATACATTTCACAGTATGCTGAGCCTTGAATAAAATAATTTTCTATCCATTGTTCTTGTTTTTCTTTTGTAGATGTTTTAAAATCTATAACGGATAGTTTGCCTTTATATTCTGCAATACAATCGACACGACCAGCAACTTCCCACTTGTCGCTATAGAGGCCGCCCTCTTGCATCCTAATACTATTTATATTATCTAGTTCAGGTTTAAGTAGTGTGAATAGTGCGACAGGTAGCACATCTTGTTTTGATAATTCTTCATTGTTTAAATAATTTTCTACCAGAGTATGCACAGCAGTTCCTCTTTTAGCTGCACCTCTCATAATATTATTTGCAACAGCGTCACCTACTGATTCACGCCATCTTACTAGACCTTCATTTTTTCTAGCAGATAAAACTGTTGTAATAGATGGATATTTTTTACCTTCAGGTGTAATATAAAATCTTTTACCCTTTATGGTTTGTGTTTCTATTTCTGGTATTGTTGTTGTAAGATCGACATGGTCAAATTGTTTCATGTCGTACCTGTCTTTTAAAAAAGCATTCATTTGATTCATAATATTATTATAACAGGTTTTTTAGATTAAGTCAAGCGCCATTTTAGTGGTTTCTTCAACTCGTCTAGTCCAACCTCTGCCAAAAGTTTCGAATGTAGATAAACTTTCGTAATACT